GCTGTGCCGCCAGCCTGCGTGGTATTGGCATTCAGTAGGTTCGTGCCATCGCAAATAAGCGATGCCTGGCCACCTGCTGGGACCGTGGCCGTGCTTGCGCCAACAGCACCTGTCTCAATCGTGAGCGTGAAGCCGCCTGCCGTAGTCTGATTGCTAATGACGTAAAAGTTAACCACGGGTGGCACAACAACAGTGACGTTTCCTGTCAGGGTGCCGTTATAGATTTGAATGGTATTAGCAGCTTCACTGGCTGTCAGTGTGTAGGTGCCCGTTGTCACGGTCTTAGTCAGTACGCCATACTCAAACTGCGTGCTGACACCATAGCCGATTGTGACAAACGTCGTGCCCGTGCAAACGATGATGGCCGACTCACTGGGAGCAAACGCTTTGGATGTTGCGCCGTCAATAAATTCACCGCCCGAGCCATTAACCGTTAAGGTACCCGTGCCAGCGTTTTTGATCAGGAAGAACCAGTTATTGCCAACCGCGCTTGAAAGTGGCAAGGTGACCGAATTAACGCCACCTGTCCACACATAAGTCTTGGCGCGGTCCGCATTAACAAAGGCTTGGCTTGCAGTAACCGATGAGACAGGATGACTCTGATTGAGCGTGGCTCCGACGGCTAAAAGGCCAGCGCCTGCAAGGGTTGCAGCATCAGCCGAAGACGTTCCAGCGCCAAATTCGACGTTGGCCCAAGTGCCAAACTCATCGCCGTTATCGGTCAGGTAAATGTACTTGGCAATACCAGGATCAATTGAAATGATCGTGCTGTCACCGTCATAAGTGGTAACGGTAAAGGTTTCAGTGCCGATATTACGGATGAGCGCATCTTCGCCTACTGAGACCTGGCTGGCAGGCGGCATGCGTAGCTCAAGGCTCGGTGCCGTAGCATCCACATCCATGATGCGTGCGGCTGGCGTTTCCGTACTGAGGTTGCCGTTGATGGGCCACACCAACTGCAGCGTGGCATCAAGCGTAATCTCAATGTACGAAACATCAGTTGGCTGAACAACGTCGCCAGTAAAGGGGCTTACATAGCTCATGATTAACTGTCCGCAGCGATGGCCTGGCGATCAGCGATCCGCAGCTTATCCTCGGCCATTAGGGTTTGCATGATGGCGTCATACTGCGCTTGCCACACGGGAGTGCGCTCATCGTTTTTAAGGAATGGCATAGCCTGCAGCAGGGTCCCATAAAGCAGGGCTTGAGGCGCGTAAACCGTAAACCAGTTGGTTTGGTTTTCAGTGCTTAAGGGTTGAACCCTCTCGTAGTAAAGCACCTCAAAGTTATACGCAATAGCCGGCGTTGGAGCCACAAACCAGTGCGTGTAATCGTAATCACAATAGAACTTGGGGATGTCAGTCTGCGTGGGATCAGGCCAGTATTCACGAAGGTACTCGTACTTTCGCAGCAGGACCGGATAGCGCTTGCCTGCTACCGTGATGTTCATGGAGACTGTTTTGTGCCACCGGGCAGGTTTGTCAATGACCGGGTTGGCCACGTTCATCTGCGCGGTTTGGACGGTCAGATTGCCAAGAAATTTCATCTGACTAGCGATGACCTGCTCAGCTAAACCGATAAACGTCGGAATACGATCGACTGTGGCCGTGTCGGTGCGCTCCAGGTACTGCTGCACGTCTAGTACCAGGTTGTTATAGGTCATGGCGTAGGCGGGCATTACCAGCTCCTCTTAGCCTTTGCGCCGGCCATGTTAGCCACAAGCGAAGGGTATTTGGTGCCGGTGCGTTTGGCGAACGCTTTGGCGGCTTTCTTCTGATTTGGGCTCAGAGACTTGGATTTACCGAGTGACTTAGGCCGTGGTTTTTCCCATACCTCTTTCATAGCTTCTTCACCCCATCAGGTTGCATTCGGCTTGACGTCTGAGGACTAAGCCGCGTAACACTTTCCCACCCCCACGCACCCAGAGCATGAGCTGCTCTTTTGCGCCTTCCCAATCTTGCGCGTTTATTTTACGCCTCAAAGTAGATGTTTGTAAACGCCCTACGCCTAAATTATAGCAAAAATCTACTACGGCGTTTAACTTTCCCCAATCTTTTTTCTGAATCGCCAACGTAAGCAGCACCGGGCAGGCCCGAATCGCCCCCGGCGCGTAAGTGCGCACCAACTCATGCATCAACAGCTGCTCGGCGTATTCACGAGTAATCGGGGGGTCATCCTTTGTAACTCGGTCGCCGCTCTGATAGTAAGTCGACCCGTATCCGATAGTCCACACCCCCGCCGGGCAGAGATACGGCCGGGCTGAAAAACCCTCAAACCGTCGGCATAGCTCAGCGGCAAGGTCGAGCTTCACGCTAATCCTCTAGCTTTCAAGGTGCGGTCAAGGAACCAGTAATTGAACGTACCGGCTACCAGTGCGGCAAAGTCAGGCGACATGATCATCTTGAAGACTTCCTGCACGGGCAGACCTTCACGCGACGCAACGACCGCAAACCAGACATGCGACGCCGACCAGATAGCAAGAATCCAATAAGTCACCACTGGCCGCACTGAGGCCGAGAGCGATGCCACCCAGCCACCGGCAGCTTTAGCCATCTCGGTTTGTGAGTTGATGGCAGCTTCGAATGCAGCCATAACACCAGTATCGATTGCTTTATCACGCTCGGCTCCTATCTCAGCCAACTTCATTTCGCCTCGAATCTGCTCAAGTTCGCACTGGCGATTAAACATAGCCAGCTCATGGCTGCGCTCGTTTTTGCGGTCCAGGAACTTTAAGACTTCAGGCGCGAGCCGAAACAAACCCCCGAAGATCGTACCAAACAAACCGCCGCCAATAATGTCTAGCATTATTTTTTCCCTAACTTTTCACGTTCTTCAAGCAGGCGAACCTTAACTTGAAGTTCGTTGATATGCTGCATCAACTGCTCTTTCTGCATAGCACGTTTCTCAGCACTAATAGGGCTATCGGTCGGTACACCCTCTTTGGTAATGAGGGCGGGCATAGCGCCTTCGATCTTGGTCAAACGTGTTGAGAAGTCAGCAACCTGCCCGAGCAGCCAAGCCAACGAGGCCACAATGACCGGGATAACCGCCTTGAGGACGTCACTCCAGTTCATATGCCAAGCAGCTTCTTAACGAACATGGCCGCAACACCTGGGCCAAGCAGGACCGCTGCAATCGTGATATAAAGCAACCACTCAATGTGGCGCATGCGTCGACTTCCATCACCGAGGCGCTTTTCGATGTTCTCGTAGCGTTGGGCACAAATCGCTTCATGCACCGACAAGCGCTTATCCAAGTCATCACTCATCACGCAGCCTCTTTAATCCTGTCTTGAGAAACCTCCTGCAATGGAGCACTCTTGGCGGCTTCTTGCATGCCGTCAATCAGTTGGTACACTTCTTGATACGGGCGGGTGCCCAGGTAGCCAATGATCTGATTGGCAAGGTCGATGGGTAGGTTAAGGGTCATAAAGCCTCCTAGATAATCGTTTCGCCAGCAGTAAAGACACTTAAGGAAATTCCTGCTGTGCCAGCGTCAAGCGTGATGGTTTGCAGGGGTTCAGCAGTTGGGTCGGGCGTTTCAGACTTGACCCACGCCTCACTGGACTGAGACCAGTTCCACACAAAGCTAACCTCATCCGCAGGTTTTACAGGGCGGACAACCCACCCCGGTGGAAACCACCAAACAACTTCCTGACCGTCTGCTGCCTTGGGTGGCTCAGGCACTTCAATCCAACCATCCGTGCCATCCGTTTGCGGCTTGGGTATTGATCCGTTTTTGGAGTAAAGCATCATTGATCCTGCCATTGAGATGTTTGTGGCGTGAAGTTGCTGGTGTATCGGGCAATGCCTTTAGTGATGCGGACATCATCCAAGTAACCCGTCACAATTCGACCAGAATCGTACCCGGAGCGCCCAACGTAAAAGATGTCTGCCGCATTTAGAGTCTGAGAACTTGAACTTGTGGCAGTCGCATCTACAACACCGTTCACAAATAGCCTAAATGTTGTTCCGCTTCTTGAAACCGCCACATGAGTCCATGTATTTGCAGGGATGACTGTTACCCCCGTAACGATTGCGCCCGAATAATTAAAGTTGAACACCAACACATTGGCTGATGTGTACCCAAACACAAACCCGTTCAGGGTGGTAGGTGCGCCACGCGACACAATGCCTGAGTCGGACGCTGCTCCTGATGCCGTGCGGTAGAGCCAAGCCTCAATCGTAAAGTCGCCCGAACCCAAGTCTGTTTGCGGTGTCGGCGGCCCTGCAAGCCAATCCCCGCTGCCATCAAACGCCAGTGAAGCCCCACCAAACTTTGACTGCGTGGTGCTGATCTGCGCGTCTGCCACCGTTTCCAATACGTTTTTGGCGGTGTTGTCGATGATGGCTGCGTTGGTGAAGTTCAGGAGCAGTGATGTATTGGTTATGTTGGTTAGGGGTGCAGTGGGGGGTGTGAAGGCTGTTGTGTAAACGGCTGTACCTTTAACCAAGCGAGAGCTAGATAAATACCCAAATACGGTTTGGTTTATGCCACCATCAGGGTTTGCAGCGATATGGACCGTAGCGGTTGAGTTATAGATGGTTACGTTATCACTTGATGTACTGACCGCAGCCCCATTAAAGTAAGCCGTGGTTGTTCCAGACGCACGCACAAGAGCAATATGACTCCAGGCATTTAACGGAATGGTCTGGCTGTAAGTACGAGCCGTGATATTACCCACTGCTCCAGTCTGAGAATATTCAAACTTTATACCGGTCAGCGCACTGCCGGACGAAACAAGACTAATTGCATAACCGTAATTAGCAGACCCCCACTGGCTAATTAAAAATTGTCCAGTCGTACCAGCAGCAGTTGGGTAAATCCAAGTTTCAAAAGTGAAGTCACCAGAACCAAGATCGAATGCGGTGTTGTCTGCGGTGGTCAAGTAATCCCCAGTCCCATCAAAGTACCCAGACCCGCCGACCGTTGACGCGCTGTACGCAGCCGTGGGTGCAAACGGTGAGAAGGCTTGGACGGAGGTATTGCCGCTGACAGTGATGGTGAATGTGTTGCCACTTGCATCTCTGAAGCGATTATCCTGACAAGTAAGCAGTTGAGTGTTTGTGATTGCCGTAAGAGGTGCGGTTGGTACTGTTATGCTCGTTTGAGATGGGTCGTAGACTGCCGAACCTTTGACTGCGCGGAGGTTACTAATGTAACCGGTCAACTGATCCCCGCCCGAAACAGCGGTGCCGACATAAAATGCGTTTGTCGAGGAAAAGTTGTTGGATACTGTTCCAGTTGCCTGCCGAGTTCCGTTGACGAAAATAGACGCAGTTGTTCCTGATCGACACACAGCAACATGGTTCCATTGGTTCGTAACAATTGCGTTAGATCCAGTATCCAAAAAGGCCGTATTCCAACTTGCAAGACGAACCTGTGTGGTGTTCCTTATGAAGATACCCAAACCGGTATCACCGCCGGTTGATGAGTTTGCATTTGTGAACAAATTTTGAGTAGATGATGACCCAGGAAATACAAACATTTCAATACAAAAATCCCCGGTCCCCATCGCAAGATTAGAGGAGCTTGGTAAGGTCAGATAATCCCCGCTCCCATCAAAATAATTACTCCAATACCCAGCACCGACCGAGAATGGGCTGAAGGTGCCTTGGGTCGTATTGCCATTCCTTGTGATCGTGAAGTTGTTGGTCGATGAATCTTGGAAGGTATTGTTTTGACCACCGTTGGTGCCGTTGCCGTGCAGCAAGAGCGTGGTGTTCTCAAAGTACGGATCGTACGAAGGCCATGTCCCGGCCTTGATGTTTTTCAGTACGTCATTAAGCCGCCAGACTCCCGGCGCAGCGTTACCCAGCGCAGGATTAAGTGTGGGTGCTGTCTTGGTAATGAAGCCACCGGGATAATCCATTATTGACCCCCAGCAGGCCACTGCTGATTGGTGACCACGGCAATAAATGCTTCCATTGTTGCGGCTGCTTTGATATTGGCTTCCAACGTATCGCTATAAGCT